GATCTGTTCTGGGTTGGCAAAGCTAATCATCGCATGGCGAGCTTTCCAGACACCCATCGAAGCAGAGACAGGAGTGATAGGACCACCGTGGTAATGGATCATGATCCTGCAAAATCCTGTAAATCCTGTCTAATCATCTTCACTTTCTCCTGCAACTCCTCGATCCGCCGCATCGCCTCGCGCCATTCAATCCGCTCGCTCGCCACAAGCCCCGGCGTCACATCGCTCGGTGGCAACTGTGGCTCGAGCGGGTCATTCATATCTCGCCTCTCCCTTCGCACAGAGGGCAAGTGTCCGGCTGTTCTTCTCCGGTTCGTAGTTTGTCGAGACGATAGATGTCCCCCAGTGTTATCAACTCGCCGCTCCCGTCACAGCGCGGGCAAGTCGTTCTCTCACTAGTTGGACGTTGAACGTTGGACGTTGGACGTTGGACGTTCATGGCTTCTCCTTCGGCAACGTCCGCCGGAGCGTGCCTAACGACGCATCGCGCCGCGCCACCAGGTCGTCCCGCAGCTGCTCGAGATGCTCCGCGCCGCCGATGTAACCCAGCAAGCGGCTGTTGTTCTCGAGGTAAATCCACTGCTTCTGCTGGCAGTTATACTCCAGCCGATCGATCAACTGGTGCACCGCGCACCAGAGCGGGTTCGTATCCGCCACCCGGCACGCCGCCGTCAGCTCGTCCTCCGTCAACTGCGGAGCAGCCACCACCACGACGTGCCGCGGCCCCGGCGCCGCCCGCACAATCTCGATCCTAAGCCCGAAGAAATGGAAGATCATGGGGGAGGTTGAGGAGTTGATGGGTTGAGGGGTTGAGATGCCGGCGGACCTATCTCGCGGTTGTCAGCTACGATGGTCAAGCACTCCTCGCATCGGATTATCTTGCCGTATGCGTCCCAGCCCTTCAGTTTTCTGGTGCGCCCGCATTGTCGACACGTATAGGGACGCGCTTCGCTTGCAAGTGGCACCCGAGGCATCTCCATTCTTTGTGTTTGTTGCTCCATTGTATTTCTCTTGTTTGTTCGTTAGGCACTGTCGTATCGCCCCGGCCTTTGCGCCCACAGCGTTCACATTTTCGCTCCTGCATTGGCGGAGCGACCGGGATCATGATCCCACTCCCGCCTGGCTCGTCGTCGGCAGCGCCTTTGTCGGATCCATCGCGCTCGTCGCCAGCGTCCGCCCGATCTGCGGGTTCTTCTGGAATTGCTGGACCTGGTTCGTGTAATACTTGAACCGTTGCTCGAGGATCTGCTGCGAGAACGGTTTCTGCCGCAGGTCCTGCATGATCTGCGGATTTTGCAGCGTCTGCGTGAGCACCTGCAGCCGGAGCTGGAAGTTGCCGATCTTCGGCGGCGCAACCTCGATCCCGCTCATCGCCGAGGTGATCGCCGCCTGCTCGTCCTTGGTCTCTTTCTCGGTCGCTTCATCGGCCGGGCGCAACACCCGATCCGCAATCACCGGGTCGAGGATCTCGAGCAATACCTCGTCCAGCTGGCTCACATCGATCCGGCCGCTCTGGGTCGCCTGCGCGATCTGGATCACCGCCTGCGCTTTCTTGGTCGCATATTCCTGGTCCAACTCCTTGGAGTCGAACGTGGCGCTGATCTGGTGCTTTTGAATGATCGTGAGCTTGTCGACATGGAACGGCCTCTTCAATTGCCCGACCACCGCGGTGACTTCGTCGTCCGCCTCGTATTGCTGCAGGAGCTGGAACGTCTGGTCGCCCGTAAGCGCCAGCCACCCGAGGACGTAATTCACGAGTTCTTCCCGGCGCAGATTCTTCCAGTCCTGGTCCACTTCGGCGCCAAAGATCCCGAAGAAATCGTCCGCCAACGCCATGATCGTGCGCTCGATCTCGATCGGCTGATTCGATTGCTGCGGTTGCGGCATCCAGCTGATCTCGTTAGGCCGGGTCACCCCAAAGACCGACCCGGGGATGGGCGTGTTCCGGATCGCCTGTTGCCGCATGAACGGCACGATCATCGGCGGCCGATGCACCAGGGCGGTCGCGTCTGTGCGGCCGTCCCGTTGGGTCTTGATCTCATCCTCCCAGGTGTAAGCGAGCTCCGGCACGCCCCGGCTCGACATCAGCTCAGGCTCCTTCATCTCGAACCGAAGCGCGGTGAAGGGATACATCCCGTGGTCATATTCAAAGTAGCCATGCTTCGCATAAAGCGGTTTGTCGCGCCGGCGCGACATCACGGCCGGGCTGTAAGTTGTCTTGTAAACGCACGGGCGCCCGCTGTCATCGATCGCCTTGTAGTAGGTATGGAACAGCTCGAACTGGTTCCGGAATTCGGTTGGGATGCCATTATAACCGCCCGCCGGGGCCCCGCCGTATTGCTGCCGCTCGTAAGCGGTGCGGGCCGTCCAGGTCGCGTTATCGGTCTCGCCCCGATGTCTCAGGAGTTCCTCCACGAAATCGTCGCGATATTCCTCGGTCAACGCGCGCGAGCGCAGATCCGTCTCGCTCACCCATTCACGCTCCGTCACCCACCGGGTCGACTGCAGATCGCGCGTGCTGCGCGGCACGAGCACGTCCACGCCCAGCCGGCGCGCCGTCCAGCACGGTTGCGACAGGAAGGGATACGGGACCGGGATTTGCGCGGTGTGCTGAGTGCGCAGGTCGACCACGATCTTCCGCGCCATCTTGAGATTCAACGCCGGCGACAGCTGCAGCACGAGTTTGGTCAGCGCGTCTTCCTGGTCCGGATCGAGCAGCGACGACATCAACCGATCCATCGAAGGCGGCCCGCCCGACTTCTGGATAAACTCGTCCAGCACCGGGAGACTCAGCTCGTGATATTGCACACGCTCCTCCTGGCGCCAGCCCACCCGCATGAGCGCGGCGCCGTAGCCGGCCCACCAGTTGAAAGCCAGCGGCACTTCCAGGAGCAGCTCCGTCCGCATGTGCGAGTAGAGCATCCATTTGAGGAGCGTCGTCCCCTGGTTCGCTTCCCGGCCGCTCAGGAACGGGTCGACCGACGTCGCCTGCACCTTGGCGCGGAAGAACGTCGTCTGCGCGATCGTCACATGCTTCTGCACCAGTCCTTCGCACAACCGCACCCGGGTATCGCTCGCGTTCTCCCACGGGAAAACGTCGGTCCCATCGGCCCGGGCATGTTTGCGGCCGTCGACCGTCTGGTTAGGCCAGCGCGCGTGCCAATAGTTATAGGCATCCTGGCAACGCCGGTAGTAGACATTGGTATCGGTCAGGGCTTGCTCGATCTCGTCGAACAGGACATTGAGCTTCGGTTCTTTGCTCCCGACTTCGAGGTTATTTTCGTCTTTGAGTTGGAGATACATGGTTGGTTAGGGCTTTCTGGGTAGCGCAGGCGTCTCGCCTGCTGCTTCCTGGTTGATGTTTGTTAAGTTGAAATTCTCTTTAGTTAGCGCGGCGTGCGCAGGATGGCGAGGATGTCGGCCAAGTGTTGATTGTGTGACACGGGAATCTCTTTACACATGCATTCAATACCGTGCAGCGCCCTTCTCAGTGCCTTGACGAGCGCCGGAACGTCGGTGTGCAGAACTTGCCAAGCCTGTTCAGGTCCGGCAATCCTCTGCGTCCTAGCCTCAATCTCGGCGAGGCGGGTTTGGATTTCGGTCATTTGGCCTCCTCCTTTGCGTTCCGGGCGGCGTCTCGTATTTGTTCGCGGCCAACAATCCAGTCGTCGTTAATCTCATCGACAATGCGCATGGTCATATTCTCAGGAAGGAGCAGCCAATCTAGAAGTTCCTTATCTTCCCGTAAGGCGTCGTTGATCTTGCGCTGTTCGGCGAGGTCGGCGTCCATGCTGGCGACCACATTGGCCGCTGACTGAATGCTTTCGTGTGACTCGACGAGCTTCTGCCTCAGTTCCGCGATCTCCGCGTCCTTGTCTGCGGAGTGGCGGGCGATCAGATTAGCCAGCGACACAAAACTGTGTAAATCCTCATGTCCCTCCCATCTCTCGGCACGCCCGCAGAAACTCCCATCTTCGTCTAGGTGGAAGCACGGGGGGCCACCATTAAGCACTACCTGCACCCAATCCATGTGCTCGGCGGCTCGCGCAATCTCCTCATCGGTCGCGGGCTGGTGGGAGGATGACCACTGTTGTTCACGGTCGTCGTCAGTGACTTCAGTAAAGCCGCACTTGTGGCATGACCACGTTCCGTTATGCTGCGATACCGTCTTGATGCGGCCACACTTCGGACAATCTGTCTCTCCGTTCGCGGGCAGCGGTCTAACCAGCCGAGGGTTTTTCTCCTCGCTCGTCTGCGCCTCTGGTGGCGGAGCGGTGTCATGTTGTAGTCTTGCAATTTCCTTGCGCAATTCTATCCACTCTTCATTTGATGGACCACGGTGAACATCTACGGATGTGAAATAATCCACTAACTCTAAAAACCGATTGCTTACTGGTTGCGGAGCGGGAGCGCGATACACGCCTCCGGCTAACTTGTGCCATGCGCGCAGCGTCTTGACGTGCACAGTGCCGCCGCAGTTGATTCCGATCCCTCCATGCTCTGTGACGTGAATTGAGTCGGCGTAGTAATCTCCTTCGCGTTCGCGCCATAGTTCTTTGTCTGTGTTGGTGCAACAGTTTTGCTCTCCCGGCGTTTGTGGTGTGGTCATGGTGTGTTATGCGCGTGCTTATCCAGCACGTCGCGCTGGATCTCGCTCCTGAAATAGTAATTGCGACTCCCGACAAAGAGCGGCTTGCCTTTGATAACTCCCGTCTTGACCAGCTTCACCACGTCTTTCCGAGAGAATCCCTCGCTCGTCAGCCAGTAAACCACGGCGTTCCAGCGCAGATATTCGTGGGTAGGGGTCATTGGGCAAGTTGAGAGTTGTTAGTTGAGAGTTGAGAGCAATCCAGCCCTAAGACTCGCCGCTGCCAGATTTCAGGATTGTCACTCGGATAGTAATTCTGAATGACTTTGACACGGCGGTCTCCATAGGCAGGACGCTCGTCGTCAGTCAGATCTCGCCACACTTCCGGCTTTCGAGCGTTCGACGTTCGACGTTCGACGTTGGACGTTTTCCCCGCCTTCATCAGTAAGTCCCTCCCCCAGCCCACGCATAAGTCTCCGCCCCGACAAAATCCAGGTCATCCTCCACCGCGTAACGCAGGACATCGATCGGATCCTTGCAGGCGCCGTGCGCGCCGTCCTTGCCCGTCCATTCCCGCAGCGAATAAATCAAATTCGGGCACTCAGTCGACACATAAAGCAGCGGCTGATTGATCCTGCGCAACGCCGGCGAGTAACGACCTATCTCGACCTCTTCATCGTAATCGAGCAGGTTATTGATGAGCTGCACGCCTTCGCCGATATCCTTCCCGCTCGCCGGCTCATACCAGAGGCCAATCTCAGCCATCTGCTCGATCAACGTCGTCGTGCGCGCCTTATCACCGCGCGGCGTATTCCCATACCGCGAATCCATCCGGCGCTCGAAGATCTCCTCCCGCCCATCATCCGACACCACCGTGGCCGCATCGAACGCTCTGGAACTACCCTTGAGCGGATTGCGCACCCGATTCCTCCACACCGCCGGTATCATCTCTTCCGTTGGACGTTGGACGTTGGACGTTGAACGTTGGACGTTCTCCCCTTTCTTCCCCTCGAGCCGTTCAAACTCAAACTTGTATCTCTCCCATCCCCAGCCCCAAGATTCCTGCGCCGGCCCGCGCTGGCCGTCGGCCGCATCCCCCGGCAACGCCCACGCCCCGGGATCGCCCACACCCGTCACATAAGCCGATGGATGCGTCCCGTTCGTGCTCGGGAATTCCCGATAAATCCAGCGCCTGTGCATGGTGCTCCCGTCTCGCAACGTGATCGGGAGCGGGTCCACCAGCATCCAGAGCACAAACCAATTGCGACCGTCCACCGGGTCCACGATCTGATACCGCGTCCCCTGCCGCGGCAGACATTTCGGATCGAAACAATGCACCGCCTCAGTGAATTTGGGAAACTTGCTCCCAAACGCCTTTGTCGCCTCGCCGTAACCGCGCTCCATGATCACCTTCTCCGTCGCCCCTTTCAGGTTGCGATCGATCTCCGTCTCCGGCACGAACGGGTTATCGGTGATATTGAACCAAACGATGTTTGCCTTCAGACCGCCCTCCGTCCCCGGGCCGGCGATCGCCACGCGCGGCATCTGCTTGTAGCGGCCGGTCACTTTCCCAGAGTCATCGCGGATCGGCAACCGCTTCGCAGTCAGGCTCACCACCACTTTGCGGCCCTGGTTATATTCCGCCACCGTCGGCGTCCACCCGCTCTTCGGGGTGAACGTGATAATCAAAATGCCCTGATGCTTCATCAGCCGGTAGCGCAGGGTCTTGAGCAGCCCGATCTCGTAAAGCATCTCGTCGCACCAGATCGCGTGGATCTGCGGGCCTTCCACGATGTCTTCATCCTGCTTATAAAACTTGAACCAGTTATGCGATCCGTTAGGCAAAACGAAGCTGTTCTTGGTGAAAGCGCCCTTGTCGCTCCAGGTAATGTTCGCCGTGCCGCCATCCTTCATCTTGCCCGTCGCGCCCGGTTTCCATTCCTTCGGGATATACTTCATCAGGAGCGGCTG